TGGTGGAAGTTTCTGGTGTTATAATAACAAACTAACTACTCTCCAAGGTGCTCCGAAGGAGGTAAGTGGAGATTTCTGGTGTTCTGACAATCAACTAACTTCTCTCCAAGGTGCTCCGGAGGAGGTAGGTGGATATTTCGATTGTTCCTACAACAAACTAATCACTCTCCAAAGTGCTCCGGAGGAGGTAGGTGGGAGTTTCTCGTGTTCCTATAACCAACTAACTTCTCTCCAAGGTGCTCCGGAGGAGGTAGGTAGAAAGATGTATGTTGGGTACAATCCAGTTTCAGTTGAAGAGTTAAAGAAGACAATAGATAGACCATATGTGGATAGGATAGCGTAAGAAAGGAAAAACAGAAATGAAGAAACCAGATAGTTCAATTACCCAACATTTAATCAACTGTTTATGTTACTTCTTAATTACTAATGATTCTTTCTTATGGAAAGTAAGAGGGGTACTATCTCCTTCTCACTTTCTACGAAACGAAATGATTCGTGATATTATTAAGATGTGTTATGATTGCTTTGATGAAACTGGAAATGCTCCAAAAGAACACATCTTTGATGAATTGGAAAGAATAAGTTCTGGTTGGGAAAAAGAGAAGAAAGAAAGATACATTCTCTATCTAAACACACTTTATGATGCTGAGGAACACCAGTTTAATGAAGCATATATTCTTTTAAGAGTAAATGATTTTGTTCGATTCAGTGAATATGATAAAGGGGCAGTTCACTTTGCAAATCTAACTAAAGAAGGAAAGTATGAGGAAGCCAGAGAATTTATGACTAAACTTCTTCGTGTAGGTGTTCAAGAAGTTGAACTTGGTTATGATTGGACTAATATAGAACAGATACCCCCATATCTTGATCCGGACAAAAAGTTAAGAAAGTTGGTAGGACTTGGTCTTCCTATCTTAGATAGATTATACCCGAGAGGAATCTGTGAAACGGATTTGATATGTGTAGGTGGTCCATACAAGGGAAAGAAGAGTTGCTACTTACACCTTCTGGGATTAATGGGAGTAGAAGAGGGATTAAAAGTTCTACATATTACCCATGAGAATAGTAAAGAAGAAACTTGGGCACGGTATGATGCCATGGTATGTGGACTTAACATAAATGATGAATTCCAGGAAATACTATTTCGGAGTAGAAACAATGTAACGGGAGTTATAGAACAAGAGTGGACACAAGAGATCGGTTCCATCTATTCTTCACCAGAAAATGTAAAAGAATCCAAAAAAGATCTACTTCGGATGAGTGGAGGACAACTTCGTATTCAAGAGTACCCAATGGGAAGATGTACAATGGGAGAACTTGAAAGATTCTTATGGAGATTAGAATTAGATGATTTTATACCAAATATAGTGATTAATGACTATACTGAAAAAATGTATGTTGATCCCAGAAGACCGAGACATGAAGCAATTGACGATATGTATAAGGAAAGTAAAGCTATTGCAACTACTCGAGGATTAGCCTGGATTACTGCAAGCCAAGTAACCTCTCAATTTCTTGATAAGAATATTAAAAGCCAAAGTGCAGTAGGTGAGGCACGCAGTAAGATGGGAGATGTAGATTTGTTTATACAACTCTCGCAGAACGAAACTCAACGTGAAGAAGATATAACTATGGCCTATATTACGGCTAATCGTCATGGTGCAAATTATATTGGTTGTTACTTTGATTCTGTAATAGCAGTGGGGGAAGTGGTACAGAATTGTTGGACTATACCTAGAAATACCTAAAGTAGAAAGGGAAGTAAAATGAATTATGATATAGGCGATTTTATAATAGTTAATGGTTATTATGAAAAATTTGATCTTATGTATAATAGGCGGATTAGGTGGAGGTTTAACCTTCCTTTACGGCAGTTTGAGCAGAAAGAGGAGCTAATAGCATAGAAAGTATACATATTTTTTATCAGGAAAAATAACATGAAAACTCTATACATTCTTGATGGGTACTCGTCTATGTATACCTCCTACTTCGCAGGATATAGTACCGGACTATGTGCCCCATCTGGTGAACCCACTTATGGAACATATATCTTTGTAAAAACAATACTTAAAATTTTGAACGAGTACAAACCCGACATGTTCTGTATTGCAGTAGACGGCCCGGCTAAAACATTTAGAAAAATAATATATGAAAAATATAAAGCAAATCGAAAAAAAGAAATGCCTAAAGATCTGCTTCCTCAGATAAATAGAATGAAACAGATTCTAGAACTAATGGGCTTTCCAATTTATTATGCCCCAGGGTTTGAAGCAGACGATGTAATAGCAACGATTGTTGAAAAAATACCCCTCTATTTTCCAGAAGAACTGGTTTTTGTAGCAATCTGTTCTAAGGATAAAGATCTTCTACAACTTACTAAGTACGAATGGGTAGAAGTAGTGGATGTGTATAAAGGAACGGGTATGTTCTATGATGATGTTGTAGAAAAATATAAACTTCGACCTTCTCAGTTTCCGGACTATCTAGGTCTTGTAGGAGACCTTACAGATAACATTCCAGGAGTAAAAGGAATAGGACCAAAAACTGCGACTAAACTTCTACAGGAATTTGGAACAGGAGAAAACATATACTTAAATCTGGACAAAATAAAAGGGAAAGTTCATGCCAAACTACTTGATGGGCAGGAGAGTTTTACTCTCAGTAAGAAACTTGCAACTGTTCGAAAGGATGTAGATATAGAAATTAACTTTACTGACATGAAGAGAAGGGAACCAAATTGGGATAAATTGAATTCTATATTTGAAGAGTTGGATTTTGAATCTTTGGCGAAAGAAAAATTTGGAAATCGAGAACTATTATGATAGAACACAAAATGAATCCAAAGAAAGATGAAACTAATAATGCAATAGTAACCCGGCTTTGTAACGTCCGGAAGCATCCAAATGCCGATAGGCTTAAACTTGCAACTGTTTTAGGTACTCAAGTTATTGTCGGACTTGATGCAAACGAAGGAGATTTAGTTATTTATTTTGATTCTAACCTTCGGCTCAGTCACGAATATCTTCATCAGAATAATCTTTATTCCAACAAAGAACTAAACAAGAATCCCAGTATTGGAGGCTACTTCGGGAAGAACGGTCGGGTTCGAGCTCAAAAATTTAGAGGAGAAATGAGCAACGGGTATGTTGCCGAACTATACACTATAGACTTTACAGGTATTCATCCAATATTAAAAGTGGGAGATGAATTCACTCACATTAATGGAGTAGAAATTTGTAGTAAATATATTGTTCCAGTAAAAGAATTTACTGGAGAAGTCAAAAGACAATATAAACCTATATCTAATATGTTCCATAGACACTGGGATACTAAGCAATTAATGAGAGAACTTGAATCCGTTCCAAATAATGCAACTTGTTATGTTGAAGAAAAAATTCATGGTACTTCAGGTAGGACAGGTAATGTCTTGTGCAGAACAAATAGAGGATGGAAATTCTGGAAACCCAAAGAAGAGTGGAGAAGTATTAGTGGAACACGAAGAACAGATAGTACAAGTAATCATATCCCACAAGTTCGTGCTGAAATTGAAAGAAAAGTTGCTCCTCATTTGCATAAAGGAGAGGAAATTTATTATGAGATATATGGATATGATGTAAATGGAAGTATGATCCAAAATGGATATCCTTACAATTGTAGACCTGGTGAGTTTAAATGTATACTCTATAGAGTAACAATAACTACTTTGGACGGATACTGTATTGATTTGGATAGGGAACAGGTTTATAAAAGAGCAGAAGAATTGGGGTTGGAAAAGCCCGTTTTATTTAGAAAAATAAGTTGTTTAATCAATACCCCAACAGATGTTTTTGTCGATACTATTTGTAACGATGCTCAAGGTAAATCTGCTCTGGATGCCAGCACTTTAAGAGAAGGAGTAGTTGTTTGGTTCAAAGATAATTCTCAAAGATGGACTTGTCTCAAGCATAAAAGCGAAGAATTCTTGCTTGATCAAGACAAGCGAATAGAACAAGGACAAGGCGATGTAGAGGACGTTTTATAAACCCAAATGTTTAGACGATTAATAAAAACTGTATCTATTAGTGAAAATCCCATAACAGAATATAGAGAGGAGTTCTAAAGTAGATATATGCAGTGGAGAATCGGGAATCTGCAATTTGGGTTTATTTATGAAAGAGAGATAAAATGAAGAAGACGTTAAAAACAATTTATAATTTTTTGTTTCACAAGAAAATATGTTGCCATAAATGGTTACTACACCATGCAGAAACTACTGGCAATATAATCGAAGTAGATTAT